CTTCTTGCCGTATCGTAAAGCCCTGCGTGCGTGTCGTAAACGTTTCAAATACTACAGAGCCACTATCAATCGTCATGCCTTGAATGACCCAAGCTGTCGTGACGGTCATCTTCTTACCGTTGAAGATACTGGGAGTTGGAGGTTGCCTTCTTGTCGTGTGTATCTTTCGAGTTCTCGAACAACGTCTTCACCGGATACGCCTACCGGCATATTGATTGTTACATTAGTTGTTCCGTTCATATTGCCTAATCTGTCAAGGGGAATAACGGCTTCCGGTCCCTGCTCTCCAATTAACGAAAGCTGTGGCTGTGTAACAATTCCGCCTGTTGCCATTGGCGTAGCTCCGAGGAATGCGGCCACACTGGCTCCGAAGCCAAGAGTATCGAGTTGCCCGGCATCGTCAAATAACATATTAATGAAACTTTGCGGAACTCCCCGAGTATCTACTCCTATTTTAATTAGAGCTTCAACTTTATTTAAGTCACGAACTTGTTGCTCTAAATTATTAAGAACTTCCGTAAGCCTGCGGTATTCCGCTTCAGCCAGTTCTCCATTTTTGAAAGCATTATTAAGAACAGTTGATTGTTCGTCAAAGAATCCATTGACTTCTTCAACCGGTAATCCAACGAGTTCTTTACTTACACCGGCGAGAGAATCGGCGTAACGTTGCGAAGCCCGGAGGAGTTCACCTTCCCTCTCTAGCTGTGTCTTTTCTTCATCGTTAAGCCCGGCAATAGCTTCGACAAGGGTATTCGCTGTTTCTTTTACTCGGAGGAGCGCTGTATCGAACCCAAAAGCGGTATCGACTACATCATTGATCTGTTGAACTAACCTGTCAAATTCATCACGGACTTCGGCGAGTTCTTCCGCTGTCAGCTTACTTGTCGCTTTGAAAGTCCTGAACCGGGATTCCACTTCCTTCATGGGTTCCTCAACAGTTTCGACAGCCTGCCCATATCCAAGGAAGGAACCTATACCAGCTTGAACCTCCGGGTCTGTTAATTCAAGCGCTCTCGCTATACGCTTCTGCGCTTCAACGTATGTCATTGAATCCCCGGCGGCATCGAGAAGGTTGGCTCCGTATAATCCGAGTGACCGGGTTATCGCAATAATCCCTTCGTTACTCGTTAGATAGGCTTTTGCTTCGGACTCGAGAGCTTTCCGGTAGTCATCGAAAGCGTCCGCTGTTTCGTCAATAGCAATCATTATCTCCCGGGCTTGCTTCGTTGTTAGCTCCCCGGCTGTGATTTGGTCAGCAAGCTCGTTTGTTACCCCGGCGATTGATTCATCAGCTTCTCGGAGCTTCTTAACGAAAGCGTCCTCCTGTCGAACAAGATGCTTTGTTTGATCTCCTAATTTATGGAACTCGTCTGTGCCATCCTCGACTAGCGGAATAAGGGAACTCATTTCGATATCTAACTTCTGGAACTGCGGAACTACGTCACGCTTAATTAGTTCCGAAAGTAACGTTTGTGAACCTACGAAATCACCAATACTCGGATCCGCTTCCTCAGCGCTTCCCTTCAGCTCGGACAGCCGGGAAGCTAATTCTTTAACTCTCGCAGTCAAAGTAGCTGTAGGATCACCGGATTCTTCTATTTCTTTCCGGAGGATAGTCATTCGATCCCGAGCTTCCTGCGCTCGTTTACGGAACCCACGCAATATTAATCCGGTAGCTGTCGCCGCCACGCCCATAGCAATAAACGCCTTTGGGTGAGCTTTAACAACTTTTAACAATCCGCCAAGGACTCCTCGACCGCCTGCCCCGGTTAGCTTTCCTACGCCAAATGCGACTGGACCGGCCGCCGCGGCCATCGTTGCCATCGCTACAGCAGTTGATTTAATCGGACCCGGGAGATTACCAAACCCGGAAGCAAGAGTTTTAACGATTCCGCTTAAGTTCTCGAGGACCGGGACAACTATCGGAATAAGGACATTACCTAAGTCGATAAGCGCTTGCTTAATGTTAGCCATAGCCTGTGACAATTTAAATGCGGCGGTTTCCGAAGTAGCATCAAACGCCTGATCCAGAGCCCCGGTTGTATCGGTCATGTTCGCAAATATCTGTTCCGTAGTCGCTACGTTCGCACCCATTAGATCCATAACACCTGAAAGCGCTCGGATATTACCAAACACGGATGCCGCCGCCGCTTCATTCCCGGCGAACTCCTCAGATAATGTTTTAAGGGTTGCGAGAAGTCCCTCCTCCTTTATCTGCTTGCGTAAACCTTCGGAGGATAATCCCATCTTCTTCAGGGCTTTTTCCGCTTGAACGGAAGGACGAAGGAGCGATGATAGGATTCCCCGGACCTGCGTTGCCGCTTCCGCCGCATTCGTCCCGGTTCTCGATAGGGCCGCAAACGCCGCACCGACTTCCTCGAACTGGACACCCATAGCGGACGCTATCGGTAGCACCCGGCCCATGCTCCCGGCGAGTTCCGATGCTTCCAGCTTTCCTTCTCGGACCGCCGCAACCATTACATCTGTCGCTTTCGTAGCGGATATGTTTGATTCACCGTAAGCGTTAAGCGCTGACGTAGCAAGGTCAGCTATCGTAGCGGTATCGCCTAAACCTACTGCCGCCGCTTTCGCCGCCGCTTCGAGGGTTTCTGTCGCCGCCGCTCCTCGTAAACCAGCGGACGTAATGAAGAACATAGCATCAGCGAGATCCTTCGGAGCTTGCGCTGTCGTCCCGGCGAGTCTCCGAACGTCCTGCTCGAATCCTTGTACTGTGTCAGCGGATAACCCAACGAGGGACTGAATCTTGGTCATACTCGCTTCAAAGTCCGCCGCCGCCTTGATTGAAAGTCCCCCAACTGCAATTAAAGGAGCGGTAACTCCCCGGGTGAGTTTCTTCCCGGTAGCGGTAGCTTTCTCGGAGAACTTATCCATCGAAGCACTAGCATCCGCCATTGTCTTCTTCATTTTAGAAGCGTCAGCGGTTATTATCGCTTTCAGAACAGTGGTCATCGCCGCCATTAGCGTTTACTCCTGTTCTTCTGTCTAGCCATTTCGTTTGCTCGGTTTCTTTCGTCTGCTTCTATTTGATAGAGCGCTCTCCATCCGGTCATTTCGGCTGATGACATTCTTTCGAGTAGCTCCCCAACTGTCATAGACAGTTCCCGGGCGAGATGAAAGTAAAACCTTAACTCGGGATTTCCTCCTGCGAGTCCGAGGAATCTTTTCCCACTTCGTCCACCGAATCAGCGGCGAGCCCGGAGACTCGTAAACACTCGGTTGCTACCAGATCAATCGCTTGCGCTGATTTCTCCTCGAGTAGCCACTCAAGATCATCTTCGGTGAAAGCAGGCTCTCCGGTTTCCGGGTCAAAGCAACAGTGGAGGATAACATTCTTGTAAAGTAACTGCGCTGACTGGTCGCCTTCTACCGTCCAGCTTTGTTGCATGTCGCTTCGTTGTTTAGCGGTCATGGAGCGTATACCTATTTTCACTCCCCACGCTTCAACGCCAAGTATTGTTTCCTCCCGGTCACTTGCTTCTCGTATTCGATCAGCCAATCTAGCCATTGTGTTCTCTCCTTATATTAAGTTGTTAGTAGGTTCCCCGAGTCACAGCACCTGTGACTTGTAGGTCTATGCTGAATGTTACTACATCACCGACCGGGTTGCTAACGGCATAATTCGTCATTATAGCTTCTCCGGTGTATTTAACATTTCCGGACGTTGTTCCTGCTGGGCCGTAAATAAACGAACGGCTTGCTGGCTCAGTTCCAGAAATATACCCATCAACTGTCGCATCCCATATTCCGGATACACTGATCGTGGTGTCTTTCAAACCTACGATGTAGGATTTGTTACTCGAACCGAAAGCTGTTGTTTCGGCGGTATCTATTGTCTGAGGAAAGCTAACGTCAGTGAGCGTGTCAGATATATTTCGGCTTGATCCGCCTGTATCATCAATCGCAAAGTCTGTAGACTTTCCGTGTGCAAATGTTGGCATTTGATTCCTCCTAGAATCTTGCGAAGGCAACCATAAATGTTATGGAGCCACTTGATCCGGCTGTGCTAGCCGTCACCCGCAGGTAACGATTAACTGTGCCAGATACTGCTTTAATTTCCGAAGTCTTGGCTGTTGAGCCGACAACGGTGAATGAAATAAGATCAGCCCAAGTCGAATCGTTCGCTGAGTGCTGAATCTTAATTGTTGTGTTTCCATTAACTGTGTTAGTGGGAACGTGTAGAGTGCCTGCTCCTCCGTTAGCGGAAGAAGCGGCGTTATCTACAGAACTTAGAGCGCCGAGGGATCCGTGAGCGATACTAGCCCCGGCGGTTAATTGAACTCCTCCTGCGAGAGCGAACGATAAGTTCGAGACTTGGTTGGGTGTACACTCGAAATCCGCAGATACCGTGTGAACGTCCGCAACCGGAGAAGTTATTGCGTAACTTGTTTCATTAGCTTGCGCTATTATCGCCCGGGAGCCGATAGCGGCGGATCCTTCTCGAACGGTAATTATCGGCGTTGTCGCATTCCCGAGAAGCGCTTGTAGTTCCTCATCGGAGCCATCTGTATCAGCGGCCCATAACCCGGAGAGGGATAGAGTTCCGGCTCGTAACCCGGTTATGAACGTTTTGTTTGTGTCTCCAAACGCTGTTGTTTCGGAAACTTCGTTATCTAAAGAAACACTAGAATCCGTGAAATAGCTTGTTAGGTCGAACTCGTCTATGTATACGGCAGTATCTTTACCGTGAACAAATGTAGGCATTACTTAACTTCCTTTTTATCGAGCGGAGCTAGATAGCCTTGCTTAACGAGCCAGTCATCGGCTTTCCCGGTTAGCTCTACAGTGTCGCCGGGAGAATAGACTCGTCCTTTAATTTCGATCTCGGCTATTCCATCCGCTCCGCCGGTTACTTTGTACTTTGGCATATTTACCTCCAGCATGGCGAAACCAGAGGTCTAGCCACTTGGACATTCGCTCCACTCGGGAGACTAGGACATCATCAGATTACACCCTTCTACCGGGTTTGTCAGGAGTTCTCAAAAATAGTCCGATGGAAACCGGATTGTTATTATGCTATGATTGTCTTATGGAAGCAACGAGTAAAGGAGTTAATCCAATGGAAGATATCAACTTTGATGACTTTCAGACCCGGAAGCGGAAGCGCCGCTCTCGTGGTTTAGCAAAGTTCTATATTAGGTGCTTGGACTGTCGAGCGCTTATCGGTGATTGCGTAATGGA